CACGCAATCAATCGCGTCCTCCTGCGAGCCGTCTGGGATATCCAGATCGACTACGTTCAGCACATTCACGTCTGAGCATTTGAACAGATCGTCGTAGTCCGAAGGAACAGCCGGAGCTTGCCAGTTATCCGGCCCGATAATGCGCCCATCATATTCTGGGCCGCAGTAGCTTTTCCAGTTCGTGTCCTTCGTGCCACTCATGCTAGTCGCCCTTTGGTTCTTCCTTCGGTTTGAGTGCCTCCGCGATCTGCTCCGCGCACTTGCGGATCAGTTCGTGCTGCTCTGCATTTAGCGGAGCCATGCGTGCTGCGTTATAGAGGTTATTGAGTGCCTGATCTAGTGTCATGTTGTTCATGTTGTATTCTTTGTTAGACGTTACGTTTAATGATCCATGCGGTGATTGCCGAAATTACTGCCGCCAAAACCGCCACCTTCCCCCGAAGCTCGTTCTTAAAACTCTCCAGCATCGTCACGCGCCCGTTAGTTTTGATGCACTGCTGCAACACTTGCTCCAACACCTTGTCCTGCGCGTCCATGCGCGTCAGGATAGCGGAGAGTTGTGCGTCAATGCTGAGAGGGTCGTAGCTCATTTGGCTTCTAGGGCGGCGAGGCGTGCAGACAATAATACAATTTGAGCGTTTTGCTCTTGAATAGCTTTAATAAGCCGAGCCTCATTTTTAGATAGACCAGTAAGCGTTAGCATATCGTCTTTACCCTTTGCAATTAAATCGGGGTAAATTTCTTCTACTTCTTGAGCAATAAATCCTATTTGATGACCACTGCCATCTACAAAATCAAACTCTACTGGTCGCAGTGATAGGATATTATTTAACTGCGAAGGCAAATCTGTTATGTTTTCTTTTAGCCGTTTATCTGAATATGAAGCAAATGCTGCTGCTGAAGCTCCGTTTGCAACAATACGTCCTGAAGCAGTTCCAAAAGCATTAATATAAAATTCTGAAAATACTTGAGAACTTGTATTTACGTTTGTCGATTTCGACATTTGAACCGCAGCGATTGAATCAGATGATGCTGCATTAACATAAAACACACCCGCATAATTTGATGCTGAAGTTGATACTGAAGCAAATTTAGCAAGATAACTGCCAGCAGGGTTTGTCGTCCCAATGCCGACGTTGCCATTGCTGTCGATACGCATACGTTCGGCACTAGAGGTTCCGAACACCATATTTACTCCGCTATTAGTCCAAATCAGTGCGTTGCTGATGTTTTGGAAATAAAGACTGCCGAGACCAGCATTTGCTAATCCACAAGTTGTGCCAGTTGCTGAATTTCCATTTTGATAAAGAATGGAACTTGTATAACTTGGCCCGCTTGAATAGTCAGAGGCATTTAGATTTATTTGTGAAGCACCAGTAGCAGATGTCCCTGATACAGTAATTGTATTTGTGTTAGACAAAGTCCCAGTGATTGCCGCGCCTGTGGAGGAAAGCGTCATCATCGTCGCACTGCTTGCTTCATTATAGATAAAAAAATCATTAGCATCATTGGAACCTAAAGACCGTCCAATAATTAGTCCGGAGCCGCCTGCTGATGTTGCTAATCTTATTGCGTTCTGATTAGACCCTTGAAGTTTAATTTGCCCACTGTTAGTGCTGCTTGAAGCAGTAATTGTCCCTGTGGCCGACAAAGTTCCTGTCACCGCCGTATTTCCAACCATTGAGATACCACTTGTTCCGCCATTGAGATTTAATGTCCTTGTGGCATAGATGTTCAAATCTGTTCCCGCACCACCAGCCGCATTGATATAGCCGTTAGTTACTCCAGCTTGTTGCAAGAAGATATTACATTGACCAGATGATGCGTTTAATCGGATTCCATCACTTGCACCAACTGTTAAATCCATTGCGTAAATAGCGGTCATTCCAACTCCAACGCTACTAAATGCGCCTGTAGACCGCGTGGTCGCACCGATGGCCGTGGAGTTTAGGCCAGTGGAGGTGAAGGTAGCGCGTGTCGTGTTTGATGCGCCTGTTTGTATATACAAGACATCTGAATTATCTGCTAATAATCTAGCTCTTGGATTAGCACCCCCACCATTCCTAAAATATAAATAAGAATTATTTGTCCCTGAACTATCCGCAATTAACGAACCAGCTCCAGACGTAGAAGCACAAGTAATATATTGGTCGCCTGCACCTGAATTTGTTATTCCATTATTTGCGCTAATCGTCGTTGCCGCAATCGTGCTAGGTGTGGTGGCTCCCAGCGTGCCGTTCAGAATCCCACCTGTGATAGTTTTGTTCGTCAGCGTGTCTGTAGTAGCCTTGCCAACCAATGTATCCGTGGCGTCTGGCAGCGAGAGCGTTCTGTCCACGGTTTGCGTGCTGCTCAACATCGTGCGCGTGTTTGTCGTGCCGCCACTAGCGTTGAACATCAGACGTTTTGTTTCGTCTACGCCATCGGTGACATTGACATATCCGCTTGCGCCCTTGGCGACCAAATGCAGTCCAATAGAAGCGTCCCCACCACTTGCCCTAATATGAACAGGGTTGCCTGTTGCGGCATTTTCAATCGAAATTTCGTTCACCGCGCTGGCAATTGAGGCCAGCTTTAAGGTCTCATTGCCGCTTGAGTCGTTGATCTGGGCAATCACTGGTGTAGTGATCGTTGGCGAGCCGCTAACAACAAACGTCGATCCAGTTCCAGTCTGCGAGGCAATCGACGTAGTGTTGCCAACTGACGTAATTACGCCTGTGAGATTGGCATTCGTCGTGACATTACCCGCCGTCAATCCAGCAGCAGTGCCAGAAATGTTTGTGCCAACAAGTGCAGTTGGAGTTCCAAGATCAGGAGTGATCAGCGTCGGCGAGGTCGAGAACACTAAATTGGTCGAGGTCGTGCCAGTCGCACCCGCAGCCGTGAAGCCAGATATATTATTAAACGCCGCGATCCCTGCGCTCGTCGCGTTCGTCCCGCCTAGTGCAACCGTGACCGGAGCCGTAAGCGAGAACACCGTGCCTGTGAGCGTAAGCCCAGTCGATGCCGTGTATGATCCCGCGCCGCTAAACTGCGACCAAGGTAAAGCAGTCGTGCCGAGCGTCCCGCCAGCGTTTGCTGTGCAGACGTAACCTGTGTCGGCGTTGACTGTGCCTGTCTCAATAAACGTGAAAGCCGAGGTAAGCTCATCCCAAGTATCCGCATCCGTCGTGCGCGTCCACGCGCCAGCAGCGCAAAGGTAAATACCGTTGTTCTGCGAGAGCGTTTGATCTTTAACTAGAACGCGATCACCAGCGATCAGCACGATGCCGTCTACCGTCTGCGTCCCGCTGAGAGTGATGTTTGCCGTGGATGCCGCAAGGCATGAACCTTTTGCATCTAGACCTTGCGCGACGGTGTCGACGTAGAGTTTGTTGGCGATGTCAGTCGATGCACTGGGCGTAGTCGAGATCGTTCCAGCAGTCGCGGTTAAATTCGCAATCGTCCCAAGTGAGGTCAGCGATGAAGCCGTGACGCCTGATGCCAGCGTGTTGCCGGTAAGCGTGCCAGCCGGAGCAATGACCGCCGCAGTCGTGATCGAGGTCGTCAAGCCCTTGGCGTTGATCGTTACGACTGGAATTGCCGTGCTGCCGCCTGTCGTCCCCGCCGTAGCGACGGTGGCGAGCGTTCCTGCCGCCGTGACGTTAGCCGTGCCATCGAAACTCGGTGAGGTGTAAGCGAGATCGCCTGTGATCGCAATCGTGCGACCAGTCGCAAGAGCCGTTGCGGTTGCCGCGTTGCCAGTTGTGCTGCCGGATGATCCGCTGACGTTGCCAGTCACGTTGCCTGTAAGATCCGCTGAAATTGTTCCTGCGCTAAAGTTGCCGGACGCATCACGAGCCACGATTGCGGATGCGGTGTTCAACGCACTCGCCGTCGTAGCTGAATTGCTGACTTTGAGTGCGCTGGAAATCGTGTCCAGCTTCGTGTCTACGATGGCCGCACTTCCGCTGATGTCAGCGTTTACGATTACACCTGCGGCAATCGAAGTGGCATTGCCCACGCTGGTCACGTCGCCAGTCAAATTAGCGTTCGTGGTTACATTTGATGCGGTTCCAGTTAGGTTTGCCGTAATCGTTCCAGCTATAAAATTACCTGATGCGTCACGCGCTACAATAGCAGATGCCGTGTTTGCGCTCGCTGCTGTGGTTGCCGAGTTGCTGACCTTTGAAGCGGTCGAGATCGTCGCGAGTTTTGTGTCTACGATTGCAGCCGAAGCGCTGATGTCGGCATCAACAATGCTAGTCGCTAGATTTAGTTTGCTGTAAGCAATAGCTGCGCTCGCGTTTACGTCAGCATTTACAATCACGCCGGACGCAATTGAGGTTGCATTCCCAACGCTTGTTACATCGCCGGTCAGATTTGCGTTCGTGCTAACATTGCCAGCGGTAAGACCTGCTGCCGTGCCAGTGATGTTCGTTCCCACCAGCGCAGAAGGTGTTCCGAGGGCTGGCGTGACCAAGGTCGGAGAAGTTGCAAACACAAGCGCACCGCTGCCGGTCTCGTCGCTGATTACGCCAGCAAGTTCTGCTGACGTTGTCGCCGCTAAAGCTGAGAGCTTATCAGTCGTAACAACCAGCGTCTTGCTTGCCGGAATCGTCGTGCCGTTCAGAATTGTTGTGCTGCTCGATGAGAGAGTAGTAGCTGCAACCGTCGAAGGATTACTCGCGCCGAGCGCCGTGTTCGTGATGCCGACCGCGCTATAATCCGTTGAAACTCCAACGACGGAACCGACGCGACCGAACACGCTCGACACCTTATCGGTGTTATCGACTTTCGTCCAAGTGCTAGTGCCGAAGATCGCCCAGTCCCCAATTTCCCAGTCGGTTACACCGTTGAGATTCGTTGAACCCGCAACGCTGACAATATAGAAAAAGCCAGTCGTGCCAACGCTCGATGTGAGTGTCGGTGTGTTTGTCGATGCGTTCCAAGAGCCTTGAAAGTTTACGCCGCCGGTTGCCGTGACCGTAATCGAGCCAGCCCCATTTGTGATGGATATACCGTTACCAGCAGTCAGGGTCGACTTAACGTAGTCTTGACCGTTACCGATCAGAGTTTCTCCGTTGCTTGGAGTTCCAGTAAGTTCTGTGATCGAAGTGATGCCAGCACCAACGCCGCCCTTCGACGAGTTAAGCGTCCACGCCGTTGAGTTCATCGTCGGCTTTTCCGTGGTCGTCTCGTTCGCGATGAAGCTGTTGCCGTTAATTGAAACGAGATCGAGCTTGTTATACGTCTCGCCGATCTGCCACTTGCCGCGAGGATTCAAACTCGCTGGCTCCGCAAATTCTTTCCGCAGTTGGTCGATTTGATTCGCTCGCGGGAAACGTGAAAGCTCATCGAGGACGATCTCTTTGACCGCTGAAGGTAAAGCAATCGCAGCCTCTGCGATCCGCGCTTCTGCCTTCATCAGCAGTCGATCATTCTCCGCACGCTCGTTCATTAGCACCGAATACTTCTGCGCGGTCGTGTCCTCTAAACTGACTGCTAGTTCTGCAATCTTTTGCTTGAGCGAGTTGCCAAGGATAGCGTGTTCGCTCTGTGATGCGGTCAGTAAATAAGCCTGCAACTCCTCGCGCATCGCTGGCTCGATCTCATTCAGATTACGCTCGATCTCGACGGAGAGATGCGTGCGAAGCTCCGGCAAAGACTCGACGAGTTTGCGTAGCTCAACGCGCTGGATGATTGCCAGTTCGATTAGGTTGTCGATTTGGGTCTGCGTGTGAATCATGTTATTTATTTCCCAGCTTTAGGATGCTTCTCTGGCAAGAGATCATTGTCAGTCGTGTATTTAGGATTTTCTGGACGACCGTTTTTCAGCAGGAAAAGAAATGCGTTGACGCGAGCAAACGCCCACTGCGAAGCAGACGTAACTCGCGGCGAGCTTGACGTATTAAATGCACCCAGACCGCGCTGGAAAACAGATTTGAGCGCACCGAGAGTTGCGCGACCGTTGCGCGTGTTACTGTCCTTTGCGTTAAAGTCGTCTGCTTTATTTTGCAACGTCACCTCTTGTTCTTTCGTGACTTCAGCGCCGCGCTTGCCGGATGCGTCGCCCTTTGCGCTGCCTTCGCCCTTTGGATTTTCTCTCGGCGTGTCAGACTTTGGAGCTTTGTCCGATCCGACGATTGCGCCGCGTTCGCCGACCTTGGCAAACATACCTTCATGCTGCCTCATGCAAACAGCCGTGCGCTGTTCAGCGTCAGGAAATTCAGACGTGGCGACTGGATCAGCCATGCAGCGCGTCATGAAATCACCGTGCGTTTCTTCGGAACTAGGTGTCGGCAATTCGTATTCTTTCTTGGTCAGTTCGATGATTGATTTCTCACCGATGATACTAGCCTTGATTTCATCGACTCGCAGATTCTGTTTCCTGCGATAATTCTGCACGGCGTCCAGCCACTCCTCTGGTGCTGGTGGTGTGATTGCCGCGAACGTCTGCCGCACTTCTGCGGATGCCGCATTGATTTTCTGCGCGTCAGCTTGCTTGTTCAAACGCTCTACGATTGAGGTTGCCCAGACGTAACCTTCATCGCCACCCCAGCCGTTCCACGCCTGCCAGCCCTTGCCTTTTTCGTCCCACGTCTCGCCCTGCTTGTCGGCCTCGTGCCGGTCAAAAAACGCTTTCATGCGCCGCACCGTGTCCTCGGACTGAGGGCGCTTATTCATCAGATCGCGAGCGCGAGCCAAGCCCACCGAGGTCATGCCGCGTTGTGACGCTGGCTTAGTATCACGCACCTTGAGTGCTTGCCTTGCGTTCTCTGCAATCGCGTTTGTCGGAATGTAAGTGCCGTCAGCGAAGTTGATCGTGACGTGTTCTGATTCAAACGGCTGCAAAGGTAACTCAGCCGGTGTATCTGTGGTTGTAACCTCGACTGGTTTTTCACTCGGTTGTGCGCTTGCGTTCTGCGCGTCTGCCGCTGCCGCACCGACGTTCTCACCCGCTGCCGCTGCCGCTGCCGGAGTCGATGGCAGTGAGTTGGTAACAAGCCGGATCGAAGTCTCCGGCACTTCGTATTTCGTAGAAAGTTCTTTGACGAAACTCGCCTCGATTGCGATCTGTTCCAACCGCGCAAAAGCATCCGTGCCTTCTTCAGCCGCGATCTCTTGCAGCGACTTCGCGCCTTGACGATTCTCGTTCATGTTCGCCGCCGACTCGCGACCGACATCAATCGAGAGCTTTGCAGGGAAACGCCACTCGCCCATCGTTGCGCGGCGCAAGGCTTGCACCATTGTCTCGCCAGCCACCAACTTCGGTGGAGCGATCTCGTTGCGTGCAATCGCGTCCAGAATCACCGCGTCCTTGATCGGATCAAGAACCTTATCGACTAGCACGCCTTGATGCCGCGTGAACACGCGATCCGCTGCCGCAAATTCTGCGCGAACGCTTGGCCCCTTGTAGTCTTGCGTTCCGAATAAAACACCTTCCGGCACGCCAACACCGAGCGCGATCTCGTGCATCAAGTGCTGAACAAAGCCAGCAAACGCTTGCGAAGGTCTCGACGGCATCACCTCGATCTTGTCTGCGTTACCGAAATAACGGATCGTGCCGACCTCGCTGAGTTCATTTTTCTGCGCTTGACCGCTTGGCAATGTAACCGCCGGACTTGGCTGAAATAAGTTACGCGGATTCGCCGTGCCTCGATCCGTGAATACTAAAGCAGCTTGCTGCGAAGCGAAGCGGACACCCGCTTTTTCGGCTTCAAGGATTTCGTAGAGGCTACGCGCCGTCCTGATGGCCGCGTGGAAATCGGTGACTCCTCGATACTGATCGACTCGGAAAGGGTCGAAGTAATGGCAAAACTGCGCCGCTGGAATATCTTCCGCGCCGAAGTAAACGCCGTTTTTATCGACTCTAAAAATGCGGTAAGCAATCGGTTGACCATATTCATTTGTGATAATTCCTTGGGTATAGTTTTCTGCATCAAGTCCAGAATTGTTTGGATTGCCAATGCGCGTGCTTGGCACGAGTTGCAACTTGAGTTCCTCGCCTACGCGCCGGATCACGAATCCGCAATCGCCGTCAACTGGACGCTCCTCGGCTGCAAGCTGCACGAGCTTCTTAAACGAATGCCGACCAGTTACATCAGCGCGTTTGCACCAAGCGTGGAAGTATTCGCTAATCGTTGCGTTGTAACCTCGGTCACCTGTCGCCGGAGAATACTCGTGCGGCGTTAAATAGTTGCCAAACTTGCGACTGACCTCCCGCGCCTCCGGCAGATTCTCGACCAGATCGCGAGCTTCCCACATCATTACGATTCGACTGCGCTGCGTCTGGCTAGACTCGGACGGCAAACCCATCGTCTTAGGCTGGTATATGCGCGAGCTTTGCGATGCGTTATATTCAAACAACGCCTTGCTCACGCGAGCCTCTAAACGCTTGAGCGACCATTGCGGCGCGACATTATCCAGCGCACGCTCAATCCAAGGACGATTTTGCAGGACTTTTGAAGCGTCGAAGTTTTCCATGTTTTATAGACCGTTAAAGCTCGCGAAGGTAACTGTATCGGTGCTTCCGTTGCCTTCGTCAATAGCGCCCTGCAACTGACCTAACATTTCATTGAGGCGACCTAAGTCGGCACGCGACACGCTTTTACCGTTCAGCGAGTAGCTCTGATTGAGCAAGACTGCCTCGATTGCCGAGACCGTTTTAACCTTGAGAGCTTGCAGGGTTGCAAGTTCGATTCCGATAAATGGGTTGTCGAGGCTCATGCACTATTGCACGTCCTGTCAAATTAGGTCGGCACGGTCGCCGGAGTGAAACGAACAATGCCAGCAATGGTCGCCATGCAGAGCATCGCCGCGCTCGTATCCAGACCGTGATTCGGTGCGTTACTTTTGACCTCCCGCCATTCCCACACGCCTGTCCTAATCTCAATCTTGGACTCGCCGCGCAGGTGTTCTAAGTAAAGCGCGTTTACATCGTCCGGCAATTCCCAGCGCAGGTCGCCTTTACCTTCCAGCGCGATCTGTAAAACGTCCTTAAAATAATCGCCCGACCAGTCATAGTAATAAACGTCGCCACCTCGATAGTCGCTGATGCGTGGCTCGGAGTGCGGGAAGTTAATCAGCGTCCCGCTGTTCTCATCGCGCATCGTCCAAGTCTTGCGACCGTGACCACGCATCCCGCGCCAGCCGAACTCAGCGCAATCGCGGTCAACCTCTGCTGGTCGATAGCCTCGATCTTGAGTCGTGCAAGCATCCGCGACCTTGTATCGTATTTGCAGCGCACGCAGTTGATCGCGTGTCTCGACCCGACCGAAATAAAGCTGCCGGTAGCGTGGGCCGGTAGACGAACTGAACGCCCCGATCTCAGCCCACCAGTGATCCTGCTGACGGTCGATGGACATAAAGCGGATCGTCTCATGCTCGACCGGCTGACCCTGCGCGTAATCCTCGACCTTGTAGCCACTTGACTTGATCAGGATGTTCACCGCCTTGCGCTCAACAATCCACGGACGCGCCTCGCGCTTGGTTCTAAACTCAATCTTCATACGCTCGTCACCGTTGCGAAGGTAATTGTTTTCGGCCTCGCAGAACTCCTCGACCAAAAACTGCATCGGTCGCGTGACCAGCGCCTCGATCCTAAAGCTCACGACCTCCTTCGGTGCGTCCTTACGCTGCGAAATGTAATGACCTGTATTACGCCAGTGCGCTCTTGTCATGTCCGTGTCCGGCTGTTCGTGACCGCAGTTGATGCAACGGAACCTAGCCGAGTCTGCCGCCTTTTTGACATCCCAAGTTTCGTCATCGCGCTGCGCCGTGCGATCCCAGACCACCCCGCCTCGTCGACCGTCCTTCACCAGCGGAGGCTGATCGAAGATAATCGGATGCGGTTGCTTGCACTCTGGGCAAAGCGCATGCCATTCCTGTTGGTTGCCTGTGCGGTAACTCACGTCCTCGACGTTGCCAGTCTCCGCATCCATAACCGGCGCTTGTGACACGTTGTAAATCTTAGACCGTCCGACCTCCTCAAATTTACTGACGCGAGCGATCGCGTGACCGTAGACCTCCTGCCATTTCGGTAACCAAATCTCGTCGTTCACCTTGTAGCGGATCGACTGCGATTGCTGAGTCGAAAGGTTCGCGGTGTTCATCGTCAAAAAGAAACCACCGAAATAAATGTCGGTCGTCGTTCGCATCGGCCCAACTCGCGGCAGTAATCTTGCAACCGGCTTGCATCTTTCGAGCAACGGATTGAGTCGCGACTTCGCGTGCTTCTCGATCATCTCGTCGGTCTGCATCGTCCACGAGATTGGCCCTGCGTCGTTTGCGATCAACCACGGTATCCAGATGTCAGCGACAAGCGTGCCACCGATCTGCACCGCCTTTCGGAAGTGGACTCGCCGAATCAGCGGGTCTTGCAGCGCATCGAAGATTGGGATTAGCCACGGCGTTATCCGCACGTTGAATGGGCCTGCGGTTGCGTAAGACTCCGGCAGGATGATGTGACGCTTCGCCCAGTCATAGATCGTCGAACTGTCGCGCTCCGTAAATATGAAATCGGAGAGCAGGGCAGCTTGTTTTTTATAGCTCAAAGAAATAATATAGTAAGCGTCGATGCGTTTGCTCAAGCCAAAAAAAAGCCCACCGATTAAGGCGAGCTTGGTTTGAATTGTAAATTCTCTAAATATATATTGCGCGATTCAAATGCTTCTCATACTCAACCTCGATTCCGAGCGCCTTCACTTTGTCCTCAAGTCTTTTAAGATCATCGCAGCCATGATCCTTGTCTTTAAGTCGTGGTCCGCGACGGTCACCGACTGGGTAAAACGTGTTACCGACAACGTATAGTCCTTCTTTTGTTTTTGCCACATAGCGAATCGAGACGTGTTCGCCTCGGTCTAATCTAATCCCTTCTGTGTTATCGAATGTTTTCATATATTTGATCGGTTCAGAGTTAATTCTCTTAGCGATAAAAATACTATACACTATCTATATAAAAAGTAAAGATAATAATTATATAGGGTATTATATTAACACAAGAAATTCGATCCGTTCCCACGCTAATTCGTGAATGAACCAACACGGTGGTCGACCATCAGAAGGATCGCTCGGCGTTCCAACGCTCGGCGCATCAGTTGCATTGAGCCAGCCTAGTATTTCAATCTGCGACTCAGTGCCATTCGTTCCAATTATTATTCTGCCGAGATCGATGTCTCGCTGTTTAATTTTGCAGTGATTCCTCGACCTGCTCCAGCGCACGTCAATCTTGGTTCCAATAATATCCGGCACGCAATATACATCGACGCCGAGCGTAGTTTCTAATTCAAGAAACTTAGCGACTGCGAACTCAGCACGCGCTGCGTAAATATGATTCTCTCTTAGCTCGTTTGGATAGCGTGCAGGGAAAGCAGATACCGAATGTTTTTTCTCTGCGCTATCTTGCCGAGCGTTCCCGATGTCTAAACAATAGCGCAACTCGGATGCGTTGAGCGTCACGCTTGCGAGCGTGGCTTCACTCGTTGTCATCGAGGTCGCCATCGTCATTCGTTTCCTTGATCGCCTCCGTCTCAAAGTTTGCGATGTTATTTGCCAGCACCTCCCGAATCTCGTCGTGCATCAAGCGACCTTCCGCGCAAATCTCTGCGGCGTTCTTGCCGAGGAAACGCTGGCCGGATTCGACCTCAAGTTTGAGCCGCAGTAGCATATCCATTTTATGCGCCAGCGTTTTCAACATCGCTCGGACAACCTCGGTTTCGACTACCTCTGCGCGTTCGCGTGCGATCTTGAGATCACGAATCTCGATGTCGCGGCGCATCATTTGCGCTTTGAGTTCAGCGAGGGTGGAGCCGTCGCGAATCCTTCCTAGCCCTTGAGCAGAAGCCCACGCTTTTACTTCTTCGATTGTTCCTTCATGCGGAAAGCCGTCGCGCTTTCTCCAGTTTGTTAGCGTTCGTATATCAATGCCGATAGCCTCGGCCATGCCGGTCAGTTCTGGTTTTGCTTTAGCCATGCGGAAGTTGGTGAATAAAAAATTACGCTTAAAACGGGACGAGGTCTCGTAACC